AGGTTATGCCCTTGCTTCCGGGCCAGATGCTCGTGATTGCGATGCGGTCAGGGGGCGGCAAGACATCAGTGGCGTGCAACGGTGCACAATTTACGGCCGCAGCGGGCGAGCCGTTCGGGTTCCACTCGGTCGAAATGCCAGTGGCCGAATTAAATCTTCGGCTAACGTCGCGCGTTGTCGACATCCACGAACTTGACCTCTTGCGGGGCAACGGGTCCGACACAGATTTTGCGCACCTCAACGAGTACGCAACGCACATTGCGGGAAATCCGATCTTCATTACGAAGCCGGCGCCGACTATCGAGGACGTAGAGCGAAAGGTGCGACACCTCTATGCGGTGCACGGGGTCAGGTATCAGGCGGTTGATTACTTTCAACTCTTGAGGTCCGTCGAGCGATTTGCGAGCCGAAGCGACGAGCTAAACCACATCGGGCGCCGACTGAAGCAACTGACGGTTGATTTGCCAGGGCTGGCACTGTGCGTGCTCGGCCAACTCAATAAAGCGTGGCACGGAACGACGCCGGCGAAAGAGGACATCCGGTTCGGCTCTGGCCTCTGCGATTCCGCCGATGCGGTTTGCCTAGGGCACCGGCCGAATAAGGGCGAGGACAACGACCACTCGATCGTCTTCCGGCTCGATAAAGGTCGGTTCGGCGGCGAGGGCGAAAAGGCGTGCCGGTGGATTCACGGGCGGATCATCGCGGACCATGGGAGTTACCAACAGGAGATGGATCGCCGGTTTGAGGCGGTTCGACGCAAAACCGTGGGCGAGTAAGTTCGACGGGCGAAACGGGTGATCTTTTATTTGCAGATAATACTTGACCGCCTCCCGTGGCCGTGTCATTGTCTTCGCATGGTTAAGAGCAACACCACAAACGAGGACAAGATGAACAAGACCTTCCGAAACAACATCGCCCGAATCCTTTCCTCCGACCTTCACTGTGTTTCGGTGGAGTCCTTCCGAGCCGCGACCCTTTCGCGGATGGTGGAGGCTGGCTTTGTGTCGGTCTCTGAGGGCGCTGTCGTCATCACTGACGCGGGCTACATCGCCCACGACCCCACCCTTGACAACGATCGACCGATCGTCGCCGACTTCCTCCGCTGGGCTCAGCCCGCCCGCGATCGCTCTTTCTGGACCGGATGCTGGTCGTCAGAGACGAGGACCCGAATCGCGCAGATCCGAATCGCGCAGATGCGCTAGAGCGCCCCCGCGCCGTCCCGCCCCGTACCCTAACCGGTCGGGGCTTTCGCGGTAGAGTCTAACCAAAGAGCAACGGAGACAATGATGGAGATTTTCGGAAAGCAGTATCAAGAGCGGATCGACGCCCTCGACTGGCGAAAAGGTCAAAGCGAAGAGCGGGCGTGCTGCATGTGCGGGAAGCAGTGCAAGGGCGGCCCTGACCAACACTGGGTGTTTCTCTCGAACATGTCCGAAGTCATTCGAGAGGAGGAGGGAAACGGAATTGATGATCTCGCCCTTCACCGGGTCGGCCCCGCATGCATCCGCAAGGTTAAGCGCGCCGGACTCCCCTACTACGTCGGACAGTGGCCAGAGGTCATTCAAGCATCTTGACACCCACGCGCACCGCGTGCACACTCCACCCACAAGCGGACAGAGCAACCCGCATTTAACAAATCCCGACCCTAGGGTCGGCGCCGCCCGCGCAAGTTGCTCTGTGTCGGGCGGCATCTATTGTAGCAACGAACATGACACACCTTGAAGAGCAACACGCCGAGATCCTCGAAAAGCTCGGCTACGCGTCGACCTCCGACGTGGGCGAACTCCTGGCGCAAGCTGTGGACATCGAGCGACGGCTGAGGGTCGAGCGTGGACTTCCGCCGCAGGATCCGAGCGTATACGGTGCGTATTGGAACGCCGACGATCTGCGGGGCTATAATGGCCAGTGACCGCCGAGAATGCCCCGACTGCCGCGAGCTACTTGTGGGCGAGTGCCAGTGCAAGCGCCGCGACACGCTGCGAACTCGGCGCGGGCTACTGTCTACCGCAGAGACCGCGGGGCGGTTTCAAAACTATGCGGAGATCGACGCGTATCGGGAGAGCGTCGAGGAGGCCGAGCGGGCGCTTGATCCGGGTGGACCTTTGGCGTCGCTTGTTTTCGCGTTCCTCGCACTCCTCGCCCTAGCGTCACCCGTCGCCGCGTCTCCGCTCTGTGAGGCCGCGGTAGCTTTCGAGTACTCGCAAACCTCCGAGCCGCGCCCGAAATGGGCCGTGAGTGCGTGCAGAAGCGTGCAGAAGGCTGCGCGGGTCTACGACGTGAGAGAAACGCTCGCGGTAGCTGTCGCAGCGTATGAGAGCGATTTTAAGCCATGGGCCGTTTCGCATGCTGGGGCGGCTGGCGTGATGCAGGTCAAGCCGGCTTACTACTGCCCGCGATGGTTCCTCGGTCTGAAGTGGTGCACAACCCAGGGTGAGTGGGTCAGGGCTGGTGTCCAGCACTTGGCGGAGTTGCTCGACGACTTCGAAGAGGGCCGGGCCTTGCGAAGCTATAATGCCGGCCGGCGCGGGGCGTCTCTGGGTAGGGGTGAGCAGTACAGGGATCAGGTTTTACGGGTGGAGCGGGCGATTAGGGGGAGGCGATGAAGGCTACTAGTTACCTATCCGAAGATGATTTGCGGCAGATACAACTGTTGGCCGATGACCTTGAGCGCTCTCAGATTGAAGCCGCCCGCGCCGTGCTGGGCAATGTGTCCAACTGGATCCAGTCGGACGCCCACTTAGACGCCGCAGACACGGAGGCCGACATGCGCGCCGTGGTCATCGTCGAATTCTGGGCCATGATGGCGGGCGGGTTGCCGTTTGGGTGGCGCGTTTGTGCAAGCCGGCACTATGGCGGGTTTGTGTACGCATCCGGCCCAGGATGGGAGAGTGTGCCGTCTAGGCAGACGTGCGCCGATATGTGGTGGGGAGATGTTTGGGCGATGGAGTACGCCGAGCGGCCGCGATTGGAGGGATCGGAGTGAGTGAATCACATCTAATCGTCGCGCTTGCATCCGCCTCGATCGTTGGCGCGCTCCAGTGGCAACGCGTGCGGAGAGAAGACCGGTCAGTCATTGCCTGGGTTGCGGCCGGAGTCGCTAGCGCGTGGGTCTGTGTCTGGTTGCGGTGTGGGGAGTTGAACTAATGGCGAAGTCTAAGCGCGCGATCCACTTTACGGCCGGACCGGCTGAGAAGTCGGTAGGTATCTTTGGTTGGTACTCCGCGTGTGGATTCGTCCAACGGTGGAGTCACACGGAATCGAAGGCTTGGGACGTTCTGACCGAGGACGCGGGCAAGGTTACGTGCGTGCACTGTAAGCGGGAGCTTGCGCGGTGAAGGTCGGAGATCTCAAGGTTTCAGACTGTGGCGAACTGTGGCGCGTGGTGTCGGTGGATCCGCTGATCATGCGACGGGTGAGGGACGGGCGGATCGCGTCAAAGATTGGTGAGAAGTGGTGATCGACTTCACGCTCGACATCGTGCCGCATGGCAAGGGAAGGCCACGGGCCGCGTCCATCGGTGGCAAGACTCGCATGTTCACGCCTGCGAAAACTCGAAATTGGGAAGCGTCCTTTGCGCTATTGGCTCGAAAACACCGACCCGAGGAGCTCATGACCGGGCCGCTTCGCGTGGCAATCACGGCGTATTTTCCGCGACCGCTGAAGATGTGCAAGCGTTCAAAGCGCACGGGCGAGCTGCTCGGAGGATATGACGAAGGCCCGCTTCCGATGTCGTCACGACCTGACGCGGACAACGTCGCGAAATCTGTTCTCGACGCGCTGTCGGACTGGTATCGCGACGACTCGCAAGTGTTCTGTCTGACGGTTCTCAAGCTATATCACGGGGTCGACGCTCGACCACGGGTGCGAGTCACGATCGCAGATCTGAGCGACTGATGACCGAGCCGCACCTCGAAGAGATAGCGTGGGAAGATGTCGACGGGCTCGGCGTGCTTCGCGACGAGGTGATCGCGGCGCGAATGAACACGACGCCGATGGCGGTTCGGCTCGCGCGAAAGCGGCTCGGAATTAATCGGCGAACGGGTCCGACAGGCTGGCGACGACGTGTCGACATCATCGCCCGCGACCCTGCGTCGGCGTCAATCGCTGATGTCGTGTTTCTCGTCGAGTGCATCAGGGAGGCTCGACGACGGGCCGAGTCGACCCGAAAAGCGGCGGAACCGTGCCGACTGCGCGCTAACCTTCGGGCGGCGCGTTGCGCGCTGTGGGCGCTGCATTGCGAAGAATCGTCGCACGACCTCGAGGGACTGCCCGCAAGGATTTATCAGGAGACGATCGACGCATTTCACCAGGCGTCGGGTTCCTGGTGGCTGCGTCGCGCGATTGCTTGCGGTCATGATTTAGGATGGGCCGAGCGGAATGCCGCGCACGATCCCGCGCCCGCAGAGTTTCTCGCGTGGGCAATGCAGACGGGCAAGATCGACGAGCACGAGCTCAAAGCACGCCTTCGAGGCGACGGCGGGCAATGATGGCAGCGGCGACGAGCCCGAATCGACAGTGCGCGACGTGCGGCGAAAGTCTCGACGGACTGAACGCGCGGGCGAGGTACTGCTCGGCAGATTGTCGAGCCGAGGCAAAGCGCAAGCGCGACCGACGAGCGAAAGCAGACAAGCGAGCGGGCGTCGCCAAAACAGATCGGGCGCGCGCGCGCACGTTCGGCTCGCTGTCAGAAGATCAAGTTCTGGACGCTATCGCGCAAGGGCTCGGCATAAAGACGTCGATCGCAAAGCGGCTCGGAATTAGTCGCGCACTGCTCGACAGATGGATCAAAGAAAACCCAACGGTCGCGGCAGCGTTCGACGAGGCTGTCGAGATTCTGCTCGACACCGCTGAACACAAACTGATTGAGCAGGTACTCGGTGGCGACATGAGGGCGATCAAGTACCTACTCGACACGAAAGGAAAAACGCGGGGCTATGGTCAGCCGAATCGGCTTCTCGTCGGCGTGTCGCAGCTCACACCCGAGGAACGGGCGTCACGCTTCGCGCGCGTCGCGAGGGCATTCGGGCACGAGTTACCACCAGGCGGGCTCGAGGGCGTGATCGACGTTTCAGCGGTCGAAGATGGCGACTAATCGAGATCTGATATCGGGCTCGGCTCGAAACCTCGCAGCCTTCGAGGAAGAAATGGCGATCCAGGCGGTCGAGTCGCTGCCGATCTTTTATCGCTGGGCATGGGACATCATCGAGCCCGGAACGCGGCTCGAGTGGGGCTGGCACCATGACGCGATCTGCGAACACCTCGAAGCGGTCAGCCGAGGCGACATTCGGCGACTATCGATCGAGCTGCCGACAGGGTTCACGAAGTCGATCTCGTGCGCTGTTATGTGGCCTGCTTGGCAATGGGCGCGAGAGCCGCACTGGCGACTTCTCTGCTCGACTCACTCGCACACTCTCAGCAAGCGCGACAGCGGCAAGCGGCGCGACATCATCGTCGACCCGGATTACCGACGATTGTTCGCGTCGGGCTGGGCGCTCGACGTGTCGCGCGGTCATTCGGGCGACGCGCCGCAACGGTGGTCGCTCGCTGATGACCAGTCCGAAAAGGTGTTTTTCAAAAATACCGCGGGCGGGCACATGGTCGCGCTGTCGGTCGGCTCTAGCGTGACAGGTCATCGCGGCGACTGCCTGATCACTGACGACCTCCTCGACGTGCAGCGAGCATATTCCGAGCCCGAGCGTCAACGGGCGCTTGACCACTTCGAGCGCGTGCTTCCGACTCGCGTGAACGACTTGCGCTCGGCGCGATGGATTCACGTCGGGCAGCGAACGCATGTCAACGATCCGTCGGCGACCGCTCGTGACTGGGGTTTCGACGTGCTTTGTCTGCCGCTGGAATACGACCCGAGGCGATCGTGTGTCACCGTGCTCGGCTGGGAAGATCCACGGACGGAGCTCGGCGAGTCGCTCGACCCGATGAGAGTCGGAGCCGAGGAGCTCGAGTTTTTAAAGATGACGCTCGGAAGCAGAGATTTCGAGACGCAGCAAAACCAAAATCCGCAACCTGACGAGGGCGGAATCGTCAAGCGCGCATGGGTCGACCAGCGCGCGAGATATGGCGAGCTGCCTGGTGTCGTCGTCGAGAAAGGCGAATGGTGCATCAGCGTTGATCCGAAAGCGGGCTCGAAGAATCCAAAGTCAGCCTATGCCGTCATTCAGGTCTGGATTCGCCACAATGCGACGTTCTGGCTCGTCGACCAGCGGCGCGGGCGCTGGTCCTTTGTCGAGACGACCAACGAGCTAAAGGCGATGAGTCTGAGGTGGCCGAGGGCAACGCGGAAGCTCGTCGAAGCGAAAGGCGACGGGCTCGCGATCGTCGAGGTACTTTCCGAGCAGGTTCCGGGCGTCGTTCCGGTCAAGGTCGGCAGCGGCGACGGAGAAAAAATCGAACGTCTTCGGGCAGTGTCGCCGATCTTCGAAGCGGGCAACGTGCGAATTCCTGTCGAGTTTCCGAGCGCTTCCTCCGACAATAGCGTCGAAACTTGGCTTCACGAGCTCGTCGGCGTTCCTGGCGTTGTCTATATGGACCAGGTCGACACGACGACGCAGATGTTAAGCCAGTGGCGCGCGCGTGCATTCCGCCGAGTTGACGAAACGCAGCGGACTAGTAAACCTCGAAGGCGTGAGAGTCGCGGCTTCGATCGATTGGCGAGATTAAGTGGCAGATCCAATACCTGACAAAAGCCGCGAGGCAATGCGCCGTTCTACGGAGCGAATCCGAGTCGCGCGCCCGCCCGTTCCGAAATACGCTCGACCTGCACGTCGTGCACGGGTCCGCGAGGGCGAGCTCGCCCCTTACAAGTGGCGAGGCACTGGCGGTCGAGCAGGATTCGTCGACGAGATCGTCAACCGACACCCTCGAGCCGCTCGGGCGTGGTTCGACGTCGAGCTCGGCGTGATCGACGCACCTTGGGAAAACAAACCGTGCGAAGACGAGCGACCGATCGAGGCGAAGTTCCGCGAGCAGCTCGACGCGATTCTGCGCGACGAAATGAGAACCGACCTGTCGCAATCGATCGCAGGGCTTCAGGGGGGCTGGCAGAAGTTTTTAAGCCAAGCCGCGTCAATGCTGAAATACGGCGCCGCACCTTTCGAGCGCTCCTGGTGGAACGACGAGTCAGCGACCAGCGGCGACGGAATGCGGCTCGAGCTGTTCCACGTTCACCCGTCGTCGATTCAAGATTACAAAGAAAGCAACGGATTCGGGCTCGAGTATATCAAGCAATCGGTCGACGGCGGGACGCATAGAATACCAGCCGAGCGCCTGGTGTATATCGCGCCAATGGGCGCCGCGGGCGAATACGAGGGATGGACACCGATGAGATCGCTCGGCTTTATCGTCGAGTTGTCGTGGCAGCTTGCGATCTCGACGGCTCGACGCGGTCGGCTTGACGCTGGAATGTTCGCGCTCGAGGAAACCGAACCAGGCGCCGCCGAGCAGACGATTGGAGAAATCGAGCAAGCGCTCGACGAGCTCGAAGCAGGTCAGCAGCTTTCGGGATTTATTCCTCACGGAATGAAGCTCGACTTTCACTCGCCCGCCGCGAGCGGAACGAATCCGGTCGAAATCTGGAAATATGTCGACGGGCAGGTCGACCACGTCATCGGCGCATGGGTCGCGTCGCTCGGTCTGACATCGGGCAGCGGCTCGCGTGCGCTCGGCGACACGCTGTCAATTCAGGATTCGAAGCGATGGCGGCGAGTGCTGAATCTGATCGGCGCGGGCGTGTCGACCATGTATCAGGATCTCGCAGCCGACCTAGGATACCCTGCCGACGTTCGCGTTCCGACGCTATGCGTGCGCGACGAGGACGCGGTCGACCCTGCACAACTGACGGCAGCAATTCAGGCGGGCGTGACGGCGGGAATCTTGCCAGTAGTGCCCGAACTGACTCGGGAACTAGGCGAGCGCGCGGGACTGTCGAAGGAAACCGTCGACGCGATGGTCGACGCGACATCTCGCCAGGTCGACGCGTTTTCGCCTGTCGACGCTTTGTCGCCGACGACCATCGCCGACGAGGAGCTCGTCGAGCCGACACCGACACCGACTGACGATGCGTCGCTGGAAATGGCTGACGATTCGTTCTCGCCGCCCGAGGGCGCCCGCGCGAACGCTAAAAGAGGGTTGGAGCTCCGACGCGAGCACGGCAGAGGCGGCACGGAAATCGGAGTGGCTCGGGCTCGTGACCTGGCAAGCGGCGGAAACGTGTCGCTGAAAACGATCGGTCGAATGCGGTCGTTCTTCGCGCGTCATGGCGTTGACGAGCAGTCTCGGAGGGATGACTCGACGAGCGCTGCAAATATTGCCTGGCTCCTCTGGGGCGGCGACGCTGGTCGGCGCTGGGTCGATTCGCAGAAATTCGACGCAATGTTTTCTGATGTCGTGTCGACGCAGGTCGGCGCCGACGATCGGCCCGTTGAATTCTTTCGAGAGTTTGCCGACGTCGAAAGGGTCGTCGAATGGGCGCTCGATAACGATCGACGCGTCGAGCTCGATGCTCAATATCAAGCGCGAATGACCGAGATTAGGGATCGACACGTTGAAGATCTTCGGGTGGCGCTGACTGATATCGGCGGGCTGACTGACTCGCAGCGTCGGCAGCTCCTCGACGTAATTCGCTTACAGTACACCGACGAATATACCGCCGCGATTCGTGATCACGTTTTCGCGGTCGAACAGTCGACGGAAGCCGCGGGCGCTCGTGAACGCACTCGGGGTCGCACTGTCGGCGGGCCGCTTCCCGATAGTCGAGCTCGGGGCGAGTTGCGCGACTTTGCTGCCGCTCAGATCGCGGCAATGCGTCAGGGCATCGAGCGACAGGGAGAAACGGCAGCGCGTCGCGTTCAAGCCGACGTGCTCGACCAGGTCGAAGCGCAGGCGCCGCCGGAAACGGTGTCGTCGAGAATCGGCGGCAGGGGGCTATCAGTGCACGGCAATCAGGTCGCGAACCGTGGCGAGGGCGTGGGTCGAATCATCGACGCCGCGCTTCGTTCGGAGGCCGACGGGCTGGTTCCTGTCGAGGCATTCCGAACGTCCGTGAACGACAAAAACCGCTGTGGGACGTGCAAGCGCCGAGATTCAGGGCAAAGCGGGAAAACGTGGGATCTGCGAACCGCCGAGGACGTGCAGCGATTCATCAACGACCCGGAAGCGACGACGCCCGACCCTGACTGCGACGGAATGACGAACTGCCGCTGTGGTCACCTGATACGCTATGCGCGAGCCGAGCGCGTCGACATGTCGTCACCTCCGACCGCGCTCGAGTTTTCATCGCTCGAGGAGATCGGTCGAGCGCTGCGTTCCGCCGAGTTGCAGAATGACGCCGAGCGCGTACCGTTGCGGCAATGAGTGTCAACGAAATAACGATCGATCTCGCTGGTTCTCCTCGTGAGGATTCGAGCGGGCTGCTCTGGATTCACGGACTGTCGCGCGCTCGCATCGACTACAACGGGAAGCCGTTTCCGTTCGATGACGCCGTCGTTTTCGGCGAGGTTTTCGACGGGCTGTCGGCGCAAATCAACGAAGCGCAGCATCACCCGAACTATCAGGTCGACGAGGATCTCGCGGGACACAATCGCGGGCGCCGAACGTCAATCGCGGGCGCTGTGCGACAGGTTCGACGGGTCAGTCAATCAGATCTAGCAGCGCAGGGCGTCAGCATCTCCGAGCCCGAGGCTATAATGTTCGGCGTCGAGCTGAACGCTTACGGTCGCGAGCTCAAAGCTAAAGGCCAGCTTCGGTTTTCGTCGCTCGGTCTGAACGTGATTCGAGCCGACGAGCGGCTGAATCCCGACACGAATTCGCCGATCATTATGTGGTCGGCGTTCCTGCGAGAAATGAGCGGGACCGGGCAACCGTACTTGAAGCACCTTCGACCGATCGAGGAAACCGAACACCTTCAACTCGCCGAAAAAGGCGTCACAAACTACTCTGAATACATGATGATGAACGACGAACAACTTGCGGAGCTCGCGAAACGACTGAAGCCGCTCATGATGGCAGACGAGCCGTCGCCTGATGTGGCCGAGCTGAACCAATACGTCGACGACGCCGAGGGCAGCCGATCGGAAGTATTGGCACGACTGGCGACCGCGGCAGGCATCGAGGTTGGAGCCGTCGAGGCAATCCTCGCGGGCACGGTCGCAGCGACCGACGACCAGGTCGCAGCGATGAAGGCGGTTCTCATGCCACCAGCGGAAGCCGAGGCGGTCGAGGCGGTCGAGGCGATGGCCGAGCTCGCTGTCGTGCAGGCTGACAATCAGGCACTCCGAGCCGATTTTGCAAACCTGCGAGCCGAGCGAAAGCGCGAGAAAACGCGGATCACACTTCTCGACCGCGCCCGCGAAGATCGCGTTCGCGTCGACTTCTCAGCGACCGAAAACGCAAAAGCTTTTGAGCTCCTCTGCTCGCAATTCGAGGACGACGTCGAAACCTTCGAGCAGCTCTGGGCGCGACTTTCCCGCGACCAGCGCGACGGGGGCGGTCGAGCGGCACGAGTTCCGCAACGCGCATCAGATCAGCCGTCGTTTTCGGCAATGCCTCGCACGCCCGAGGAAGTCGCCGCGAACAAGATCGCCATTCAAAAGCATCGAGCCGAGCACAACTGCTCGTTTTCCGAGGCATCGGCAGCGCTGAAGCTCGCCGCGTCTCGCCGCTAACACACCAACAATCAGCAAAAGGTAAATCATGAACGAATATGGAATCGGGTGCACCGACGCAGGACTTTTCGACAACACACCAGGCGAGGACCTTTCCGCCTATGAAGGGTGCGGCGTATATTTCGACGGAACCGCGTGGCAAGCGGCGTCGCTAACCTCGCAGTCGGTGACGCAGCTTCTCGGCTCCGACGAGGCAATCGCCGTCATCGTGCAGGGCGCCGAAACGACCGAAAAGCTCGAGCTCGCCTATGTGACCCAGCGCGGATACATTGAGGCGAAAGCAGGAACGGGCGGCGTTACTCAGGGCGATTACATCGTGACCGAGTACGCCGCGAGCGGAACCGACCGAGGCCGATTCATTTCGGCTTCCGAGCTGCACCCTGGCATGTTCGTCTGGGGTAAGGCGATGAGCACGGTCGCCGAAGACGGTCTGTTCATCCTCGACATGGGCGCCGCTTTCCAGGCTACGTCGATGTGGACTTCGACTCCGACTGCGATCACGGGCAGCAGTAAGACGCTGACCGCTGACGAGATCTGCTCGGGCGCAATTGCTCGCGATTGCTCTGGAGGTCCCAAAACTGACACGCTTCCGACGGGTACTCTGCTCCTCGCCGCAATGCAGGCGCGCAATTATGCGGCAGGCGAGCAAATGCGAGTCAGCCTGACGAACGTTTCGGACGCTTCCGAGAATTTGACGATTGCGACGGGCACCGATGTCACGCTCGTCACTTCGGGCGCCGACGCTGTTCTGGCCCAGAACGAAACCGCGATTCTGGTCTTCTCGATCGTCACGGTGTCGCCTGTTTCCATCGCCTGCCTCGCTTGCAAGGCTTAGTCAATCCCACGACCTCAAACACTGAACAGAACCATGGCCGATAATATCAGCTCAAATGCACTCGCCCGCGAAGACCTCGTTGGGCTGTTCGCAGAACGTCAAGGCATCAAATCCGCTCGCGGGCTCGATGTCGCGCCGCCACTTCCGGTCGATTCCGATCAGGTCGAGTGGCATCACTGGGATGAGAATTCCCTTCCCTACACCGCTGGCCCGCAGGACGCATTCATCAAAAAGGGCTGGAAGGGTGCGCCGAGCCGCGGCGGGCTAAAGCTCGCAACGGCGACCGGAACCGTCGACATCTATCGATTCGCGGACATGACGTTCCACGAGCGGGAGATCGCCAAGTTCGAAGCCAAGGGAATCGACATCGTCGAGGAGTACACGAAGAAGATCGCGCGACAGTCCGCAAAGCATCACTCGCGCACGATCGGTCAGTATCTCAGCAACTCGGCGAACTACCTCGCCGCGAACGTCAACGGCTCGCCCGCGCCCGTTACGACAGTCACCTCGGATCTGATTTCTGACGTCAACGCAGGACTCGCACAGCTTGAATCACTCGGAATCGACATCGAGGACTACAAGATCTGCGCCGTGTATCCTCGCAGCGTCGCTCGCGAGCTCACGCTACTGAACCAGGTTCGCGACTTCTCGGCGATCTCGGACAACGCGCTTCTGAAGACAGGATTCAGCCCGCGCGGCACGGTCGAGAATTTCTGGGCGAACGCTTTCGAGCTGCCGATTGAGGGCATTCCGTTCGGCGGTCGAACGCAGAACGCAGCAGGCACGACGTCGGAGCACATGAACCAGGACATCTCGCTCGTCCTGGTTTCGAAGGACGACCTCATTGGCGGATTCATTCGCACGCCGACATTCGGCGAGGAGGGCGCCCTTGGTCGCGTTGTGCAGTACACTCCCGAGAAGTTCCCGAACTCGCTCGGGGTCTACATCGAGATGGGTTATGGCGTGATTCGTCCCGACGACGGTGGTCGATTCGCTTACCTGCTCGACGGCGTCAGCTAATGCCGGAAGCGACTCACATCTACACCGGGCCGTGCGCTTGTGGCTGCGTCGTCGACGGTGTGCGCTACATGGTGCACCCTGGCGATCGGGTCGCATTTGGCCCAGACGATCTCGACGCTCGCGCGGCTGATCGTCTGGGCGAGCACTTCGTTTCGCTGTCGGACTATGTGCCACCAGCGAGCGACGTGTCGGTCGACGAGGCGGTCGACGTGGCTTCGGGTCCGGCATGGGCTCGAGTCACGGTGGCCGAGCTCGCCGCGATTGCTGACGGATTCGAGGCATTTTCGAAGGGCGCACTCGCGGCGCTTTGTCGGATCGGCGGGCTCAGTAGCTCGGGGTCTGTCGGCGCTTTGCGTGATCGGCTTTTCACGGATCTTGAAGCGAGCGCGCCCGTCGAGGACCAGGTCGACGATCAGGTTTTTTCGTCGATCGACGATATCGACAAGATGGATCCTGAATTTGGACTTCCGCCCGAGGCGGTCTGATGTCGACCGAGTATCGATACCGAAACGAATACCCGTCCGGGCCGTGCACAATCACGATCCGAGGCGAGCGCGTGCCGCAGGGCGAGTCGTCAGCATGGGGCGAGCGGCTCCTCGAGGACACGCGAGAAATTCGCCGAGGCTGGATTGTCGAGGAGCGTCGCGAGACGCCGTCGACCACCAGCTCGAAGCGCGTCAAAGCATCTCCGAAGAAAAGAAAACCAGCGACGAAGGGGTGATTCGTGTCGTTAGAGTTGAACTATTTCGGCACGACGCTTTCTGCGCTAGCATCTGAGGGTTTCGGAATCACGCTCGACTCGAGCTCGGTTCCGACCCTGACGAACGGTCAAGCGGCTTACAAGCGCAGGGTCGGTCGGGCGAATGCGTTCGTGCGGTCGCTCAATATCGACCCTGACGGGCTGACCGACGCCGATTCGGAGACTTATCAGGTCGCGGCGCTCATCTGCGAGCATTTGGGAAAGGCGTATTTATACGAGGCGACACGGCCCGACGAGGATGGTCGAGCAATGGCTCGACATCATCTCGATCAGGCTGACCGAATGAAAGACGAGCTCCGCAAGCGCATTCGAGAAATGGGCGAGCAGGCGTCGTCGACGGCGGGCAAGGTGCAAACGTCAGCGTCGACCGCTCGACGAAATAACCGAGCGACCAGAATGTCGCAGGAAGATCGGCTTTCGCGCTGGCTCAACAAGGGCAAGCGACCATGACGACCGGATTCCTGACGCTAAAGGTCGACGGGGGCGAAGTCTCCGAGGCAATCGCCGTCGCGATTTCCGCCGTTGACGACCTGTCGCCGCTTTTCGAAGCGGTGCATCCTGCTTACCTGGCGAACGCTCGACGAATGTTCGGCTCTGCCGGTTTCGGTCGTTGGCCCGGAGTCGAGGCTGACGGGCTGCAATATCAAACCGTGAAGGGCAAAATCCTCGGCTGGCAGATGTCGTCGGCGGATTTGCTTAGGTGGGATCGATTCGGCGGTCGCGAGCGGATTTATCCATCGATGACGCAAGCGACGCACCCGGAAAACGTCGCAGAAATCGAGCCGCGTCGAGCCACGTTCGGCACGTCGGTTCCTTATGCCGTGAACCATGAAACCGGCAGCGGCGTCGGGCCGAAATGGGGCGGCTCGAAGTCGATTCCGAAACGCGAGCTGACACTGACCGATCGCGAATTTACGATGGACATTCAGCAAGCGGCGAGCGACTACGCGGGACTCGTCGCAGAAACGGTCGGTCGAACGACCGTCGGGCTGACCTCGTCGGAGGTGCTTCTCGAGGTGACAGGGCGTCGCGGCTTTCCGACGAGGGATTGACGATGGCAATACCGACCACCAACGGGGCGCCCGAGGTTCTCGACTACGTGCAAAGCGTGTTGTCGTCGTATCTTCCAGACGAGCTCGAAACTCGAAACACTGACACCGGGCTGTCGGTAAAGGTGCCCGATCGGTATCGGAGAATCGAAAGTCTGCCCGAGCAGCGCGTCGGAACTGATTGCGTTCTGGTGCTGACGGGCTCGAAGACTGTCACCAGGCACGACGCCGCGAAGCGTCGCCTTTCGATGGTCACAATGCTCGCGATCACAGCGCAAACCGCGGGCGCTATGTCGCAGCATGAAAAGTTCGCCGAGTCGCTCTATGTGCTCGCCGAGGCTGTCGAGCTCGTGCTTCATTCATATGTCAGAGAAGCGAGCGGCTCCTCGACGGCGGGCGTCATTAGATACGAGCCCGAGGGAATCGAATACTCGCCGCCGTTTCAGCTTACGCGCGGCGGCGTTTGGGCGCTCGCGGCAAATGTTCGCGGCGTGCTTCATCAAAATCCTTACCGAATCAACATCAGCTAGAGAGAATAAATGGGCACAGCAATCACCGACAAGCGCGGGACGTTTTATGCGTATCTGCAAGCGAATAACGCAATCGTCACCAGCTACACCGCGCCGACGATCACGACCGACGCGATTCGAATCATCGAGTGCACTTGGGCTCGCGAGGGTGGATCGATCGTTCGCGACGGTCACGACGAAGCGCACGACGGAGGACTGAAGCCGCTCGCGGGACCAGTCACGCGAATGTGTACCGTCAAGGTCGAACGACGCTCGAGCGTGACCTCGGGCGACGCTGCGACGTGGCAGCAAAACGCGCTTTGGCAGATGTGCCCGCCGATCGTGGTCGACGACTCGGGCTCGACGGTTGCGGTCACTCCGACGGGCGGCAGGCTTCAGGGGTTGTTCGGGAATTACGCGACGATCGCTTATTACGAGCGCGACGGAAAGCGGAAAGCCGCGATCAACTGCTTCGCGATCCCTGTGTCGACCGAGGCCGAGGCGGGCGGAATCATCATCGACACTTTCGAGATTCGCGGTCAGCCCGTGAACTCGGCGAGTGCCGCGACGGATGACGTTGCGCAGATCTCGACGCACCAGGTCACGACACCGGGCAGCGGCGCGGGCTCGTTCTCGATTAAAGACGATTCAGGGCGAATCGTGTCGGGAACCTATACGGCGGGCGGGAGCAGTAGCGCGACAGCGACAGCGCTCGAAGCCGCGATCCAGTCCGCACGAATCGCGTCGGGATATACGTTCTTCGACGAGTCTGTTTCTACCGACACCGTGACGATCACGAGCCAGGAAGCAGGGCGCCCGATGACGATCACGATCACAGTCCCGAGCGGCGGCGGCGCGACGAACACGACACCGACGCCGAACAAAAACTACTCGACCTATCCAACCTACGCGAACGACTCCGAGGTTCCGACGGTGTTCATGGGCGCCACGGTGACGCACACGGTCGAGGGTGAGGCGGTGCTGAACATCTCGAAGTTCTCGCTTCAGTATGGGTACTCGCTGACGCAGAAGAAGATCGGCGGCGACGGTGCCGGCACGAACACGGGTTACGCGATTCCCCGCGTGAGTGGTGCGACTGCTCCAACTCTCTCGGTGTCCTGCGACATGCAGAGCGGCGCTGACTACGATGTGGACGAGTCGTGGCGAGCCGGGACTGCGGTGTCCTTCACGCTTGTGGACTCGCCGCACACCATCACATGTCCGCAGGGCGTCATCATGGACCCGAGCGAATCGGAGAGTGACGGCGACCGCGGTTGGGATTATACGCTGAGACTCTACTCGACCGGCTCCGCTACTGACATGTGGAGTCAGGCGTTCGCATAGCCTTCTGAGAATCATGCCCATTACTCGCGCCCGTGACCACTTCGACATCACCTGCGACGGCGTTCAATACGGACTCGTCGTGGAGCGTCTTTTGAAGACCGAACTCCGTCAGTACAAGGCGGCGATTCAGCCCGCACGGGACGAGTTCGACGCGGCTCACGAGCCGTACGAAGTGGAGATCGTGAAGGCCAAGGCAGAGGACAGGGATCCGGACTTTACGGGGTTGGCTCCGTATCCGGATATCTCGGAGCAGCTCTTTGACCACACGCTGCCGGTGCTCAAAGAGCGTGCAATCTCCATCACCATTCGAGACGGCGACAGCGAAGAGGTCTTCGACGCGGCAAACCGCCGAGACGACCTGGAAGAGTTCGTAGACGCATGGATTCCCGAGAAAGTGATTGGATACTGGGGTCGCATGATGCGGGAAGCAAAGCTGGGAAAAACGATCGCGCGCGTCGGATTGCCGGACTAGCACGCGCCGTAACCAAGCCGGATCAGAGGTGCTGGGATTGCACGGATACACTGAAAGTCACGCGATTCTGCCCCATGACCCTCGACCACGAGGAGTTCCGGCCAGACGACCATCTGGAGCGCCCCTGCACTTGCGATGCGTGGTGGGTGCAGACCCAGTCCAGACGACGCTCGGAGGCCCCGAAGGAACTCGGCGGCATGAACCGGGATCCGAAGGAGCTGGCCCCACCGGGGTCGTGGTTTCCTCTGATTCGGGAGCTGGCACGGTGCATCGAGGAGGACCCGAACGGCACCGCGGACCGCACGGATGCGGCAACGTTCGACCTCGCTCGCCAGTACTTGAACGAGGAGCGCCGGTCGCTGAGGGTCTGGGACAAGTGGAAAGCGGACACGGACAAGGAGTGACATGGCCCGCGTAGTCATCGAAATAGACGGGGACTCGTCGGGGGCTGAAGAAGCCCTTGAAGATGTTCAGGGGGCGCTAGGCGACCTTGACGGGGCTGCTGGGTCTGCTGGGGACTCGTTCGGCGGGCTGAATACGAAGCTCGTGAACGTGGCGTCTGGCGCTAGCCTTGCGAAGATGGGATTCGATGCCGTGCGCGGCGGCATCAATATGCTCTGGGAGTCAACCGAGCGCTACTTCCAGTCCAGCGAGGACGGCCAAGAGAAGTGGGAGGCGCTGGAGCGTCAGGGCCGTGCGCTGAAGGGCATGCTCTTCGAGTTGTTCATCGGGACGAATGATCAGAATGAGGCGTTCGAGGAGATGAGCGAGTTCCTCGGTGACTTGGTCGCGGGCGCTCGTGGTGCGATGCAGATCCTCCAGCCGATGGCGAACCTCCTGCGGGGCGCCTTGTCTGCGGGCGCTCGTATGGTTGCGCTGGCGTTCGGTGATGCCGGGTCGATGACTGAGCAGTTCGCTGGTCAACTGGAGACCGCCGAGGACCGGCTTGAATCTCTTCAAGACGCGCTTGGGCAGCAGGACGGACCCATCGGCCAATCCGCATTGCTCTTGGAGGCGTACGGCGAGGCTGCGGCCCGTGCGATTGCCGAGGTGGCAGACTCCATGGGTAACGTCAGCGGCCAGGAGTTCGACCCAACTCCAATGACTCACGGGTTCGACGAGGCAACCGAGATCGTGCGCCGCAACATCGAAGACATCTTGGCGTCTGCGGGTAGCCTTGAGGACTTGGAGGTCGCGACGTCCGGCGTGTTTGTGGATGGGACTCGGGTCGTTGGTCGTGGCGTTGACAACATCCGTGAGGCGCTCGAAGGCGTTACGATCGAGATTCAGGGCAGGAGCGTGCCGGCCATCGAGGCTTTCGGGTCTGCGCTGGAGGCCAACCGGATCCTCCTTGACGCCGAGGATGAGGCGGCTCGGAGTGCCTCGCTAGGTGTGTCCTCGTCGTCTCGTTCAGCGGAAGAGGCGACCGAGGTTTTTGGTGGGCTCGGTGGTGCCATGGGCATGGCCAGCATGATGACAGCGCAGTTGGCGACCGACGAGGAGTTCCTGGCTGGTCGCATACAGGCAGCAACGAGTGCGGCCAACGAGCGCCTCATCCAAGAGAAGATCGCTGCTCGGGACCGGGCGAGCCTTCTTGAAGAGGAGATACGCCGCAAGGACGAGGCCGCGAAGGCTGAAGAAATTGCCCTCCTCCGGATGGAGGCGCTCAAAGATGCCCTTGACGCCAAGGAAGCGACTCGAAGCGCCAAGCAGCAAGAGCGCGTCAACATCGCCAAGGGCGGATTTCAGACGCTGACCAACTCGGCGATCGGCATGGCTGCGGCGCATATCAAAGCGGGCAAGCAATCGCGCGAAGAAACTCGGAAGCTCATCGGTGACGAGCTCGTGGCCTTGGGTGCCGCTGGTTTGGCGAAGGCTGCGATGATGGTCTTCGAGCCCGGCAAGCAGGCTCTCGCTGCTGGTCTTGCTGTGGCGTCGCTCGCTGCGATGGGCTTGGGCGCCAAGATGGGTGCGAATTCCAGTGGTGGTTCAGTGGCGGCTCCTGCTGCAACCCAGGCGCCCCAGAGTCAGACGAACGTCACGTTCCAGAACAACTTCAGCCAAATCGGCAGTCGCGAGCAGTTCCTTCGGGTGACCGGGGACACGTTCCAGCAGGCAGTCGACGAAGGCTACATTGCAATTCCGAGGGGCTGATGTCCGCACACTTCCCAGTCCTAAGCCGTCAGATCGAGCTTACGGGCAATATCGGCGTCGGCACACCGTCGAGCCCTTCAGACGTCTCGGTGACCACCACGGGCGTGTGGTCGTTCGCTTCGGAGACGGACGGGAGCCCTTCGACGGATTCGCTTGCGTATCACCTCGGCACGCAGGTCGCGACTGCCGGTGCGTGGACGTACGATAACGCGAACTCCTCGTATGACATGACGGTGGGGACGTTCCCCCGGTATCTCTTGCAGTTCACGTCGTCGACACAGCTTCAGGTTGAAGCGGGCGGCGCGAGTTCAATCACTCTGACGGATATCGGTGTTGATGGCTCTGCGATGACGTCCGGAATCCCCGCTGGTGGCACCGTGACCCTTGCGAGCGAAATCAACTGCCTTGGCTGGTGGCACGCTGGAATTGAGTTGACGAAGCAGGTTCGACCGGACCAGCACGAGTATCAGGACTTCGGGAGCGTGTACGACGGTGACGCCGACGAGACAGAGTACTACGGGCGGCGGCAGTCGCTTCGACTCATGTGGGAGCAGGTCGAGGATGCGAATGTCTTTCTTCATCGTGCAGAGGACGCGACGTACGCCGCGAACGCCGGACGGAGCGTCACTGACCCCAATGGACTCATCAACGACCCTGACGGGCTCCTAGAGTACTTCTGCCGGGGCGAAACGTTCCGAGTTTATTTCGCGCACGGCGACTATCTGACGATTCGGAAGCAGGAAGGCGGGCGCATTCGCGAACTCTCGGACTGGGTGACGGAGTTTCCCGATGACCCGAGGCGATCGACCGTGAACCTTCGCGGCTGGAAGGTGGTCTAGATGGCTGCTGTCTCGACGAACGACAAGGTCACGGTGGTGCGCTTTGATGGCGTTGGAGCGCGCATCAGCGGCTCGAACGAGCAATACGTGTACCGAACCAAGGGCGACGCGCTCTCGTACACCACGGCAGCCGCCACGGTCTCGGCTCTGGCAAAGCATCCGACGATCTCGCCGGCACGTCTTGAGCCCCTGGAGCCCATTGGCACGGGTGGCGGTGTCTCGCTGGAGATGATCTACGACAACGACAACGCGCTGATCACCGCGCTTGCTCGACGAACGATTGCACCACTGAAGGGAGCGCTGAACGAGGACGTGTACACCACCGCGTTCGTTGGCTCTGGCGATTCCACTATGGTGGTTTCGGCAGATGTGTCGAGCGTGCTCAGTGTGAACGAACTCATCTGGTTCGGCACCGTGGTCGCGAAGGTCACCAGCGTCTCAACAACGACGGTTGGCATCAGCAAAGGACAGCTCGGGTCTTCGTCTGAAGACGTACCGTACACCGGTGATGGCGTCCTCATTTTTACGTCGTGGCCGGAACTCATCGGCAGGCGGGTGACGATCTCAGAGGCTGACTCGACGACCGCGAACGAGGCGTCTGAGACCATCATCTACCGTGGCGTGGTCGAGGCGGTCGTTCCGGACGGCCCCAAGTTGACGATTCGGGTGAAGAGCCGAATGCAACAGATGTTCGGTGATGGCGCTCGAAAGTTCTTCGCGCCGCAATCGCAGAACGTCACCGAGCGGACTGAGGCGTGGATCGTCGACGATAAGCTCCGAGGCGGCCACTGGGACTACCCCCGCAATACGCTCTGGGGAGACCCTACGTGGACGTATCACCGGCTGATTGCAGACGATAACCGGTGGATGGTCGTCAAGCTGGAAGACGCGGAGATTGGGGCATCCAACATCACTCGCTATGTTCCGGACTCTACCGGCCTGAACATCATTCAGATGGGCCGAGACGAAGAGGTTTACAGCCCCGACCGATGGGGCGAGCTGTGGGAGCCGGACGGTGAGGAGACCCTCGTGGGACCACTTCGCGCGGAGTACGCCTGGGTCGCCGAGGACCAGACGATTTCCGACATCTTGCTTGACTTATTGCAGGGCAATTCGCTGCCGTGGTCGGTGTGCATGCGCCTTCAGAATGCTGAGATTGATTCGGCTGGAATTGCTGAGACAGTAGACATCGCCGCGGACGCGATGGGAGTCATTCGCTCGCCTGGGATTCCAAGCGAGTTCGGGGATCTGTTCGTCATGCCGTACCTAAAGCCATCCGACGAGCGGCTCGCTGACATCATGGCCGAGGAGTTCCTCGGGCCGCTTGGGCTGGCCCTGACGCCGGACAAGCTCGGGGTCATCAAGTGCGTCGACTTCCGACAAGTGTTCTTTGTCGACGACTCGGTGGCGAATGCCGATATCAAAAGTGGGCCGATTGGCGCGACTCCTCGCACGACGAAGACGGTCACGCGGACTTGGACGTTCAACGGCGAGGTGAACGGGACGAAGATCACGGAGACCGTCCATAGTGTTCTCGCCAGCATGCTCCACGGCGGGGGGCGCACGAAGAAGTATGACGTGCGTATTCTGGCATCCGCTCGGAATCTGCGCCTCCTGAAAGAGCGTGCGCGCGCTCTCACGGCGACGTATGAGCGGGCAGTTCCAGAAGGCGGGTTTTCGGTCGGTACTGATATCGACTCCGACGTGGGCAACGTCCTTCAGGTCACGTGTGCGTCTCTTCCCGGCGATGACGGGGTCAGGGGCAGCGGCGCCCAACGGTTCTTCGTCACCGAGTGGGGCAAGGAGCCCGGCGGGGCTCCTCGACTTCGCGGGCTCTTCCTCGGGACTGACACCGGAGCGAAGTGGGCACCAGCGGCTCGCGTGCAGTCGTTCTCCTCGGGACAATTGACGTGCTACGAGCAGGTTTTCACCGACCCCGACGAGGCGGACGTGGACGTCGAGAAGTTTGAGGTCGGCGACGAGATCCACCTGCTCGACCAGTACGGGACGCACAAGGTAGGCCCCAAGGCAATCACCGCGATCTCACCCGGCTCGAACAAGATCACAGTGAGCGGAATGGGAACCGCCGTGGACGGCGATTACATAATCCTTGCAGCTTACGACGACACGGGTCACGACAACGAGTGGACTTGGCTGGCTGGCAACGATGCGAAGCTTGGAGCCGCCGGCGACACTGCTCCCGTTTGGACTTGAGGTAGGTAGATGGCGTTCACGGTTCCGAGCGAGTGGCAGTATCTAGACGGCACGCACCATGTGGCGCCACGCGCGCCCATCGTTGGCGGAAAGACGGGCGACTATGCCTTTGAGGCGCTGATCGCCGACCACCATCTCGTTCGCGCGACCCGAATGTCCTGCACTCTGTCGATGGGCAATACCGATGCGTGGACGAACACCGCGGGACCCGGCGCGGGCGTCGCGGACTGGGCCAGTTTCGGCAAGACGAAGATCGAGACGCAAGACGGCTTTGATGGTCGATTGAACGTCACCGTGTGGTGCGAAGACTGCGAGTCGGCTGGCGGCGTCTACGTCGCGGTGTTCAACACGTCGAGCGTGCTTCAGGCGAGCGTTACCCTTACGAACACCACGAGCGGGACGAAGCAGGAGCGCACGGGCTCAATCACGGGGCTTTCGGCTTCGACTGAATATCTCATCGAGGTTCGATTCGCGGCGAATGCTGCCACGACCCCAGCCGCGAAACTTTATGGGGTGCTCGTCGAGCCTCGCGAGCTGACGTCATCGACGATTGACGACAAACTGAACGACCAGCGCGCGAACGACGACGAGACGGCGAGTTCCCTGATTCCGTTTCGGATCCGAGAGCATCTGATCTCTTCGATGCGCGAGCGAATGCCGCAATGCGCGCACGTATACCCTGAAGAGAGCAAGTTGCAGATGAGCGTTCCGGAGGTCTCGACTCACCCCGACGAGTGGTGGGGGATTCCGATTCGCGTGCCCATCCCTCTTGGCGTGGATGAGGTCGGCGTTCGCATCCGGTACGAGGTCGCAACGGCAGACGTGAAGGTGCGACTGAGGGTCATTGGCGGCGCCATTGGGTCCGCGTCGACTCTCTCTACCACTGGCTCTGTCACGCTCTCAAGCGAGATGACCGTTCCTCTGAGGTCGGTCGGCGGATCTCGGTGGGCGATCCTCATGCTGTCGTTCCAGTCTCAGCGTGGGTCCAGCGTGGCAGTCGCGAACGGTGCGACAAGCAGCAACCCCGGCCTGCCTTCAAGGAAGCACACGATCTCCCTCGCGTCTGGCTCCGTTGCCCAGCACAACGTCATCCAGAACACGGGCAACCCGAACGCAACCTACATTGGAAACGTCACCGGGGGAACGAGTGTCACTGTCTGGCCGGAACGTTGGCCCACGAGCTTGTTTTTCTCTGGCTCTGTCTACGAACTCGGAACCATCAAACTGCACTCGATCGGCCTCGAGTTGAAGGCGGACGCAACCGCACTGCGGAGTTTTTCGATTCCGACGACGAAGAGCATGAGCGTCGGGAAGGTGATGCAGTACGAGACACTAACGCGACTTGAGGCGGCTGCGTGGGAAGTCTACTCCAGCGGAGCCCAGTGGTATTCGATGCGGCCCACTCCTGCGGTTCTCACGTCGTTCTTCGGGGTGTCCTCGGGCTCGGGCGCTCCTGCTTCCGGCGCAATCTTCAAACGCCGTGCAGACTCCGAGGGAATCTACGTGTGGCTTTTGGTGATTTCCGGCACGGTCGGAGCGCGCACCGTGGACACCTCAGTGAAGATTCAGAACCGGTCGGCCTCCGTCACTGAAACCACGGTCCTGAATGGTACGGTTGGTAGTGGCATCTTCATTGGAACCGTCAGCGGCGAGCAGTTAGCGACGCAAATCGTCGGCCTCTCAGATGGATTCGCAACGACGGACTGGGGAGCCCAAGACCTGATTCGAGAGTCGGAGGCCGCACAGCTTGGGGTCATCGAAGGAATCGTTTCGTGGCCATCCGGAACGAGCGTTGGAGACACCCTGGAGGTGACGTGCTCGGTTGGGACGAACGTTGAGCACGTCTTCGGAGCCAGCCTTCACGAGGCTCTGCCGTTCATCGACATCTGATCTAGAATGGCTTCCGCCGAGTTGCCTCGTCGACGCTTGTTCTCATACTCTCACCAGGTCGCGAACGCGGCTTTTCTTCTGATCAGAGAATCGACAGCACATGACGAGCGGCGCAAAATGCCTCGGCGACGAATGCCCGCGACATCTCGACGTCGAGGAGCTCGCCCGAGCTGCCGAGTTCACTGGTGACGCAATCGCAAGCGCTCGGCTTTTGTTTTCGGATCTGCCGGATTCGCTTCAGCTTTTGATATCGGCGCTCGGCTGGTCGCAGGCGGCAGAAGAAACTTTTGCCACGATGACCGCAGGACAGCTCGACACGTTCTCGCAGGCGGTCGCATTGTGGCAGGCGGCGCACGACCTCGAGCCCGACGGAATGCCTGGGAGAATGACACGCGCGGCAATGGCGAAGGTCGACGCGGTCGATCGGTTCGCTCGCGTGCGCTCCTCGCTTGCGCTCGATTTGCCTCGATACGCTCCTCGGGCCGACGAAACGGTCGAGCTCGCGCTCGCCGCTTGCGAGGTTCTCGAGCTGCCCGAGCAGGTCGCCAGCGCTGACGGACTGCACCATATCATTCGACGCGAGTCGGGCGGATACGTTGGGCGGCCGAACTACACGATCCATCTTGACGGCGTGCAGATGTCGCAGACGACGACCGTCGACGATTGGCCGAGGGTATGGTCGAGGCTCTGCTCGGGTGACGTGCGCGGGCTATGGCCCGACGGCGTCAGTCACTCGACCGCTTGCGGGCTCGGGCAACTTCTGTCTTCGAATATGGCGCAACTGTCGCCGATTGGCGTCGAGGGCTACGGCGACGCGCTCGCGGAAATGTGCGCGTTAATCTCTTACGTTCTCGCGCGCTATCGATCACCAGGCGCGACAGCGGTTCAGGCGTTCGACGACGCTTGGGAATTTTACACTCTGCCGCAATTTGACGGTCCTAAATCGGAGCGCCCTAAGTGGTGCCGCTATTCCTGGCGAGCGCTCAAAAAGTACGGCGGCGGAAACCTGAAACCGGGCGAGGGGTATTGATTGTGATTATTGAAAAACTGAAGTCTGCCGACACTTGGTTCGGCGCATTTGTCGCGGGAATTATCGCGGCGGCTCTCTACTTGATCCAGGCGGCGAACGGCGTCGCGCCCGAGCCGCCCGAGCTCGTCGAGGACATGGTCGAAACGCTGTCGACGGATATCTTGGGCGAAACAACGCCCGACGGCCTCGTCGAAGGGTCAGCCGATGAAGGGTCAGCCGATGAAGGCTCGGGCAGTGAATAGGCTCGCGACGCTTTGCGCGCTGGTGGTCTGCCTGTCGTCGAGCTCGTGCTCGGGCGTGCAGATTTCGACCGCTTGCGGCGTCAGTGGCAAGCTGCTCGCTCATCTTTCTTTCGTCGCCGAATTTGCCTGTCACGCTTTGGGCGCCGACAGTGCAAAATGCGGAACGGCGGTCGACGCGCTGAACGTGGCGTCTGACGCCGCGGCGCTTTGTTCCTGATGGCCGAGCATCGATATCGCGACGAGCTCGCGATGGTTGTCGTCGTGTCGCTGGTGGTTCTCGTCGTGCTCCTCGCAATGTGCTCGGGCCGATGATCGCCAGCGCGCAAGCGGAACCAGACGAGCCGACCGAGGCAGGCGACCGCGTCGTCGAATTACTTCTCGAGGTGACTGCCGAGCTGACCGGGCTGTCTCTCGCGCTCCGGAACTACCGTGACCGACGTGTCAGAGACTCTCGATCCATTATTCGCTGACCTTCGGGCTCGGATCTCTGAAATCAAGGTGGCACTCGTCGGAAGCATGACGAGTCGCGGGCTATTGCACGACGTCGACCTGATAAACGCTCGCGTCGACTCGCTATCGCTGAAGGTCGAGGAGCTCGACGCGGCGCTCGTGCGACAAAACTCGATCGTCGCTCAGGCGCCGCCGTCGCCGTCGACCGTCGTCGAGATCGTGAAGATTCTCGCATCGCCTTCGGGCGTCGCGGTCGTGTTTCTGCTTGTCGCTGCGTTGGCGATTCTCATCGGGGGCGGGCTCGGTCAGGCGACCGACGTTCGAGACATTCCGATTCCGACGCCGCACCAGGCGCCGCACCAGGTCGCACCAGGATCAGAAGCATCGCCCGCGCTCCTCGAAAGCATGAGCGACGAGGACAGGGCGGCGCTGAAGGTGCGCGTCCTTCAGGAGCTCGACGGGCTGCTCCGGGACGTCGACACCTAGTTTCCAGCGAGCATCAGCGCCCAGGCGATCACGAGCGGGAAGGAAAGCACGGCGCCCGCGCAAATGCTCGCAAAGGTCCATTTGATGATCAATACCACCATCGAGTCGAAGGGGATCTTTACGTCTGTTATTGTTACGGTCATTGTTTTGCTCCGGGTGTGCGCCATTCGGCGCGGTTATGGATTCACGGCGCGGTCGAGATCTTCGACCGCTAGCGCGAACACGTCGAAAAATTCGCGATAGGCTCGCGCGGCGTCAACGTCGAGCATCAGGTCGAGTCGTCGCGCCGCGGCAATGATCACGCGAGCGGGCGATTCGATATCGGGTCGCCTGACTGGCATCGGCCTTTGAGCTCGCGCTCGCTTTGCGTTTGGCGGCGCTTCGACGCGATGGATCGCCGATGACGGGCTTTGCGATTGCGGGCGACGAAACGTGAACACGGTTCTGTTTTTGGCGTGCCACTCGATAGCGTGTGGGCTCGGGAATCCCTGGCTCCAGAATCCATCGGCTCGACGCAATCGATAGCACTCGTTTTCCATTCGTATAACCTCGCATGATCGCAGCACGGGTCGCGAGTATCGAGGCTTCGTCGCTGTCATCATGTCGACCGCTGTCGACGTTTGTCTTCACTGGCTCGGCTTTTTTCGTCGCGATACTTCGCCGCCATCGCTTGCACGGTTTTCTCCGGGTCGTCGGATCCGAGGAGTAGACCGACATGGTGAGTCGTCGCCATTCGTTCCGCGACTGGCATCAGGTCGACAGGCACCTTCGAGAGCGCGGCTCGAAGCGTTTCGCGTCCTTTGTCGGTCATTTCGGTAGTCTTCACTGCGCGATTGTAAACCTCGAGCGCTTGCGGCGACATCGGCTCGGCGTCGGTGGCGAGCAGCTCGCCGACGAGCTCGACGAATCGCGGGCGCCAATGGTGCCCCGGAAGATCCGTCACGTCGACGACGCAGTCGATCAGCTTCTCGCCTGGTGTCGCTGAGAGCGTCGAACTGACCACGTCGAACGGTTGCGGGCATTCATAGCGCCATGCCCACGACTCGAGCACTAGTCGCGCATAGGCTGACGCGGCGCGAAGGTGTGCGCCTGTACTTCTCGCGCCGTCGACCGTCGGCACGTCCAAAAGCGCGAGCCATTCCTTCTCGGTCAGCTTCTTTCCGTTTTCCGTTTCGAGCGGCTTCAGTCGGTCTAGCTGCTTGAAGCGTGCGAGGTGGTCAGTGTTCGACGGGTTGAGCTCGACCAGGTCGCACAGCGCGTCTAGGAGCTCGCCGAGCATTGGGTGCGCTTGCTGGTAGATCGGAACGGCGGTTTCGCGCGTGCGCTGGATTCGCTGAAGCGTCAGCTCGTGCGCGGCGACTAGATCTGCCTGTGCGGCTTTCGCTGCGACGAGTTCACGGTTCGGCGCTGGTGCGCTTTTCTTTGTTTCGACGACCTCGACGACGACCTCGGCTGCTTGCGCCGCTGGTGCGGGCCGTGCAGCGATTCGAGGCTCGGGCACTCGACTCGCGTCGAGCTCGTGCGGGACATAGAAGCCGCCGACGACCTCGGGATATACCGCGCGGCAAATCTCCGACAGGCATCGAGCTCGCAGCATTTGTCGAGGGTAGCTTCGCCATGTGCTCGAGTTCGTCAGGTTTGCACGCCTTGCGTCGTCGATCGTCCACGTGCGGGCGAATTCGTGATCGGGGTCATCGGTTCGCGCGGTCGTCATGGTGACGCGCTCGGGCGTCGCGACGGTTTCGCGCAAGTACAGGCACGACCTCGAGCTGCGAGTGATCGCGCCCATTAGGTCAGCACTGAGCGTCGGCTTTCCCTTTATGACGTGGATGTTCTGCACGCTCTGAAGCGCTGACAGCCCGAGCGATGCACCGTGCATCATGGCGACGATCAGCTTTTGCGGCGTATCCATGCCCGCGGGCGCCATGCCTGATTCGGCGATCGTCTTTGCGAGCCACATCGATTGCTCGACGTTTCGCGGCTCGTAAATGTTCGAAGGTCCCTCGAGCTCCTGAATCCCACTCCGCGAGCTCGAGGGTGACGCGAATTGCGTCGAAACTGTATTGGCGCGAAGCGACACGACCTGATCGTCGGCGCTCAAAGGAAGCACACGGCGACGAGCGCCCAGACGAGCAGGAGCGCGGCGGCTCGTGCGATTGCGGTTGCGGTGACTCGGACAGCGGTTTTGACGTTCATTTTGTGACTCCGGGTGTGATGTTGGTTTCGTCTCAGGCTCAGAAGGTAGCACCTCGACACCCGTTGTCAAGCGACACCCGTTGACAGGCGTTACCCTGGGGCTATAGCTTGGCGCGACCTCATAACAACGGGCCAGCCATGAATCCACCGACCGAACGTCAGCTCGACCTGCTTTGCTTCGTCGCGCAATACATAGAGACACGCCAGCACGCGCCGTCGATTCGAGAAATTTGTGAAGGAATAGGAGTCAGCGGCACGGGCGGCGTGCTGCGTCACCTCGAGAGAATGCAGCGGAAAGGGCTCGTCGGGCGCTCGCCTGGTGTCCCGCGCTCGCTGTGGGTCACTGGTGCGGGGCTCGACGCAGTGCGGGCGGCGTGTCGTGCCTGATATCAGGGTCGGCGACTGCCTCGAAACCCTGCGCGCAATGCCCGACGCGTCGGTCGATTCCGTCGTGACAGATCCGCCCTATGGCTTAGGCAAAGAGCCGGACCCTCGCGATGTTCTGCGCGCGTGGCTCGATGGCGAGGAATTCAAGCCGGGCGGCGCTGGGTTCATGGGCAAGAGTTGGGACGCTTTCGTCCCCTCGCCGCTAGTCTGGGCCGAGTGTCTCCGCGTACTGAAACCGGGCGGGCATTTGGTCGCGTTCGCAGGCTCGCGCACTTACGATTGGATCGCGCTTGGCGTGCGGCTGGCGGGGTTCGAAGTGCGGGATCAGTTGCTTTGGATGTACGGCAGCGGGTTTCCGAAATCGATGAACGTTAGCAAGGCAATCGACCGAGCGGCGGGTGCCAAGCGGGAGGTCATCGGCACGGCGGAATCTTGGAACCGGCCAGATTCAATCGAAGGACATACCGCGCGAATGAATGCTAGCCCCGGCATTTACGACATCACCGCCCCCGCAACCGAAGCCGCGCGCAAGTGGGACGGCTGGGGCACCGCCCTGAAGCCCGCGCACGAACCGATCGTCCTCGCCCGCAAGCCGCTATCCGGCACCGTCGCCGCAAACGTGCTGGAGCATGGCACGGGGGCGATTAACGTGGATGGGTGCCGGGTGGAGGGTAGCGGCTCGCTTGTCCGCCCGTCGATTGGCCGGGTAGACAATCAAGTTCTCGGGCGGGGGCTCGGTGGGGTGCAGATCGAGCCCCAAGGCCGCTGGCCCGCGAACATCCTACACGACGGATCGCCGGAAGTGCTGGCGGTGTTTCCTGAAACGACAAGCGGGGCGCTGGCCCCGTACCGTGAAGCGCACGACGACCCAACGTCGTTCGGGTTCGCTCGGAACAAAACGTATCAGTCCGCGCCGAACACAGGATCCGCCGCCCGCTTCTTCTACTGCGCCAAAGCCTCCCGCGCCGAGCGTGAACTCGGGCTGGCAGACTTCGCGCCCGAAACCGTGGGCGATGGGCGTCAGACCGCGAACGATACCGCATACCAGCGCGGCAAGACGGCGAGGCGCAATACACACATCACGGTCAAACCCGTGGCCGTCATGCGCTGGCTCACGCGACTCGTGACGCCACCGGGCGGCGTGGTCCTAGACCCGTACAGCGGGAGCGGTACAACCGGCGTAGCGGCGGCGCTTGAGGGTTTCGAGTTCATCGGCTGCGAACTGTCGCTCGAATACGTGAAGATCGCCCGCGCTCGCATTGCGCACGCTCGGGAGTTCGCGGCGATGTGGGAGCCCGACTACCAAGCACCAGAGGATACGCCGCGCGATCAACTCGATCTCTTCGGAGAGCCCAATGCCTGAAATAAAGATATCAACCCGCGCATTGCAGTCTTGTTTGGAGCAATTTCTGAAGCATGGCAAAGGCAATGCTCTTGTGTTTACTCCGTCGCCGGCTGGGCTTCTGAAGCACCTTTCGCGCTGTTGGAATGATCGATTAATAGTCCAGACCAATCGGGCCGTTCGGCTTGCAGGGGGGCGCGTGGTTTACGTAATGAGGTACACGGGACCAAATTGCGCGGATTCAATTCAGTGCAAAAAGGTGATCATTTATAACCCTGTAAAGGCGAACATGTGGACATGCGCTGTTAAGATCGAGAGTGCTTGACGACGTGACAATTAAGCCAAACGCAAAGCTCGGATCGCTTCCTCTCTTTTGGGAGCTATACGCCGACCCGAAAGATCAGCGTATAGCGGCCGGCGTTTCCGGCTCGCAAAAGCCAAGCGGCGCCCACCGGAGACAAGCGGGCGCCGCGCCGGACTCCAACCACGAAAGCCCGGCGGG